GATACACCCCATAAGAATGGTTCAATTCTGGCTGAACCTTGCTAACCTTACCCACCAACCAATGATTCATTCCCGCCTGAACCCTGCTAACCTGACCAAACAAGTCAGGATTAGGGGGAGGGGGGGGTCTTTTAGGTTCACGATGTTGGTTTTTTTATCAGGTTCACTCAGAACCTTTTTTTCTGCCAATAGCAGATAGTTCAATTTAGTGCTTGACTCAAAATTTTTTAACCCCCCTAATACCCCCTGTTGTTCACCCCCTCAGTCCCCCAATTCTGGGGGAAGGGATTTAATGAATCGTAAAGAATTGGTTTGACTAAGAGTAAAGGCTTGTAGATACCACTTGAGTTCTTTGAATGTGCCTTGTTAGCACAGCGGTAGTGCGTCTGTTTTGTAAACAGAAGGTCGTTGGTTCAATCCCAACACAAGGCTCTCTTTCGTCAGGCCGAAATTTGTTTCGGGTACATTATTCGCAGAACTTATGGTACAATGGTCATAGACAACGGTTCATAGGAAGTTCTGAATAAGTACGGGGGGTTGGATTCCCCTCCCTGACACCTTTCCGACTCTTAGTTCAACGGATAGAACACCCGCCTTCTAAGCGGGTTATCAAGGTTCGATTCCTTGAGGGTCGATTTACCCTGATGGTGTAATGGTAGCACAGGAGTTTTTGGTTCTCCTTGTCGGGGTTCAAATCCCTGTCAGGGTTCTTTGGGGGGCGTAACTCAGCGGTTAGAGTGGAGTCTTTATAAGGCTTAAGTCGGTGGGTTCGACTCCCCCCGCCCCTACTTCAGAGATGGCACTTGACACCTGTCTATTCATCGACCATTTGTCGGCGTATGAACGAGAAAGAACTCTCTATCGCCTTAGGTCTTTCAAAAGACATCCTACGCCAATTCCGCTCATCTTATGCAGAAGGTACGCATTGGAATAAGATAGAATCCAAGCGACCTCGCCACCTCTGGGAGATTTCTTGGACGGACGAAGGAGTCAAAGCCCTGAAGGAAAATATTGGCTTCAAGGAAGCCGAGCCGACTGTTTCCCCTTCGGAGAAACAGGGAACAGTTTACTGCAAGTACAAGAATCCCCGTGTAATCGGAGTGATGATTGATGGCAAGCAGGAAAATGTGATTTGCCGTGAATCAGCCAAATTTGGCATCGGTATGCCCGTGAAGGTCAGATGGGACGGGGCTAGATGGGTTGTTATTCGTCATCCTCGATTTATCGGCAAATACTAAAACCGTGGAATCGCCAGATGACATCGATAACGAAGATGACATCCCGTTCCAAGAACTGATATGGCTATTTCTTTTACAATTTTTTAATATGACACCAGACCCTAAAAAGCCTATTTCTAGCGAAGGGCTAAAGCCATACAGCGGCACAAAGAAACCTTATGTACCTGTTGATTTGAACTTTGCTGGAGTTCAGGGTAACGATAGGTTTTCTATTCACACTCCGCAGGGAGAGAAATGGATGAAACTTGGTCAAGAGGCCAACGGCTATCTTCTCAGCGGATATAATCCTCAGACCAAGGAACTTCAGGTAACCCAAAAAGGTCGGCACTATCTCGTTCCTATGAACGCTGGAACTCCTGAGGCGTACACGCCCCCGTCTTCAAGCATTGAACATCCTTACACTACAGACCCGTCTGCTATGATGATGGATGAAAACCAAGAAGACCCAGTTACTGGTGCTGGCACAATGAGTGACTGGGAGCAACAGTTCAAGAACATCAAAGATTATAAGTTCAAGCCAGAGGAGTTCGATACTATCTGGAGTAACTCTCAAAAGAGCACCTATATGACCGATGAACAAAAAGGAAACATCTTTACATTGGAGGCTTGGCATAAAAACCTTTCTGAAGGTAAACTTAAGCCTGATACTAATTATTATGTTCCTAGGAGGATGGAAGGCGGCGGTGTCGATTTTGACATCTTCCAATACAAACCCGACAGCGGAGAATAATATGGCAAAGAAAGCGACAAAGAAAAGCGACCCTGTTTATGATTACAACTGGGTTACTCCTGAGATTCTAGAAGGACTAGAGGCCGCTGGAATTAAAGACCCTGTTGAACAAAAAAACTGGCTTAGAGGTTTTCTTGCTGAAACTGGCGGCAAGCCTCGTCCTGAAATGTACAATGGAGACCCTAAAGTTTATTTTGAAAATAAATACGGGAAAAATACTACTGCTGGAAAAAACATTGGAAACACACAAGACGGTGATGGGTATAAATTTCGAGGTCGTTCTTTAGTTCAACTTTCTGGAAGGTGGAACTATGAGAATATGCAAAGAATCACAGGGCATAAGGTTGCTGATAATCCAGACCTTATGAACGACCCTAAAATTGGCCCTGCCGTTTCTTTTGCATATATGGTCGATAGAGCAAAGCAAAAAGGTGTCAAGGATTTCAAAGACTTTGCTAATGTGCATAAGGTTCTTCGCCCTGACGAAACATTGCAACAAAGACAAGAAAGAGTTCTTCCTATCTCTGATGTTGATTGGCAAATTGCTGTTGATGCTAGAAAAAACAGGCCGCAACAACCTGCCCCTGCCCCTGCCCCTGCCCCTGCCCCTGCGGTTCAACCTCCTGAAAAGACTCCTTATGGAGTTAAGATGACGCTTGAGCAGTTCAGGAAAGAACAGGGTGGCGGCATTTCGGTTGACACTCCTCCTCCGTCTAGATGAACCTGACTCCTCACCCAGTACTTATTATGCCGACTACGGAAGATATCCGTAAGTTGGTTGATAAGGTTGGTGAGGAGAAGACAGCAGAAATTCTTTCAATCCGTGAGGATAAGATTCTTGCTGAAAAATTAGACCCGTACCGTCACGGATTTGACCTTCCCCATTGGCTTGAGGCTGACGAAATGCTCAAGACGAATAACGAAGTGCTTATTCTTGGCGGTAACAGAGCGTCTAAGACCGAATGGGCGGCGAAACGGGTAGTTCAAACGCTTATCAACACAAAAGATGCAAGAGTTTGGTGTCTGCACACGACAAATCAGTCGTCTATCCAGATGCAACAGAATGTCATCCACAAGTACCTGCCATCAGAGTACAAGGAACTGAAGAAAAACAAGATTCAGAATGTCCAGTACACGCAAAAGAACGGTTTTTCGGACAACACATTCATCCTGCCTAATAAAAGCCAATGCTTCTTTATGAATTACGCTCAGAAGCGTGATGTCATTGAAGGTGGTGAGGTAGATTTGATTTGGTGTGATGAATTAGTGCCTTTAGATTGGATTGAGACGCTGAGATATCGTGTCGTTACCCGAAGCGGCAAGTTAATCGTCACTTTCACTCCAATCACGGGTTACAGTAGCGTTGTAAAAGAGTATGTAAGCGGCTCTAAGATTCTAGAGCACCGCAAAAGTCCTCTTTTGCCAGATAACATCAATGTGAACGGATGCCCCCGTGGGACTATGCCATATAAAGCACAGTCTTATGTCCGTCCTGCTGGTGTTATGTGGTTTCACAGCGAACTTAACCCGTATAATCCTTTTGAGCAGTTAAAAAAGACCCTTTTGGGCAAGAAAGCATACGAAATTAAGATTCGTGCATATGGCTGGGCTGACAACATCAGCGGTAGCCAATTCCCTCGATTCACCCCTTCTGTCAACATAATGAAGTCCGAGAACATTCCAGAGGGGGGTACTAACTATATGGTAGTAGACCCTGCGGGTGCTCGCAACTGGTTCATTATATGGGCAAAGGTAACACAAGACGGAGATATCATCGTCTACCGTGAGTTCCCAGACGAGTCTGAGGGAGAATGGGCGTTACCTGCTGGAGAGGCTGACGGAAAGGCTGGCACTGCCCAAAGAAACGGAGCAGGACGCTCCCTAGCCGACTACAAGCAACTCATTCTTGACCTTGAGAACGGAGAAGAAATTTCTGAACGCTATATTGACCCCCGTGCTGGCGGGACTAAGGCTGTTACGGAGGACGGAGGGGTAACGCTTATCGATATGCTTGATGATGGTGAAATCCCTATGAATTTTACTCCAGCCGCTGGAATCAGAATTGAACAAGGTGTTACATTAATCAATGATGGATTTGCTTATGATATGTCACAAGACATCAGCCCCTTGAATAAACCAAAATTATATATCTCAGACAAATGTCAAAATCTAATATACTGCATCAAGGAATGGACTGGGCAGGACGGAGAGAAGGGGGCTACGAAAGACCCAATCGACTGTCTACGCTACCTGATGACTATGAATCCAGTTTACATCTCAAACGAAACAATGCGTGGCACGGGTGGGGGGGCTTACTAATGGAAATTTATTTTCCTTGCTTGCTTTCAAGAAAGAAGGCAATGCTGTGTTCAGGTCTTTCAAGAACCATTCTTGAACGACTTGCCAGATGTGGTACTATAAGAACTTATGCCACAAAGGGCAAACACAAAAGATACTTTCGAGACGACTTAATTAACTTTATAAATGAAAAAATACAAAACGAGCGAAGATAAATTCGTATTTGCATCAGATAACCCTGATATTCCCTATTTTTATTCGGAATACCAGCGTTCTACTCAAAACGGCGGCAACACGGCTAATATAGCGGAAAATGACGATATTCGTCTTTCTAGATGGGAAGGCCAGACGGATGACGGCAAGAAGCACAGCGAAAACCGTATGAACGGTGACGGGGCTTTCCCGTTTGAAGGTGCTTCTGATGTGCGTTGCCGATTGGTTGACAGAACCATTAATGAGATAGTTGCAATCCTGATGACTACCTTTGACCGTTGTCAGATTAAGGTCAAGGGTACTGAATTCAGCGATTCCGAGACAGCCGCCACAGCAAATGTGCTTATGTCTTGGCTGGTTGAGTCCAGACTGCGTACAGAACTTCGCAAAGAAGCAGAACTGCTTGCCCAGAGCGGTCTACAATACGGATGGGCTGGTCTTCACATCCTCTGGGAGCAGGAACAGTCGATTCGCTTCCAGAAAATCACGATGGATGAACTTGTGCAGACAATTCAAATCGGACTGCAAAAAGACCCTGAATCTCCGCTCAAAGACCTTCCTGAAGCAATTGCTGACCCTGAAAAGGAAGGCTTTGCCGTGTCTTTGATTCAGATGTACCTTCCTACTATTGACGAAAATGGAATCAAGAAAGCAATCAAGGATTTGAGAGAGACTGGCGTGGCTAAGATTCCTGAGGCGTTTATCTCTAAGAATCAACCCAGCATTGTGGCACTTAAGCCATATGATGAAATTTCTTTCCCTCCTGAGACCATTGATGTCCAGCGAGCCAGAGTTATCTTTAGAAGAACTTATGTTACAGAAGTTGAACTCCGCACTATGGCTCAGCAGTACGACTGGAGTGATAAGTTTGTTGAGCAAGCCGTTAATACTGCTGGAAAGCAGTCTAATTTTAATGACCCAAATCTTCTTCCTGCCGCCGCTCTCCTTAATTATCAGGTAAGCAGAAATGACCACTTGATTGAACTGGTCTATGCTTACAGCAGACTAATCGATAAGGACGGAATTGCTGGCATCTACCAGACAATCTTTTGTCCGCAATCTGGTAGCGAACTCTACGCATCGCACGAACTACTTGGTAGTGCCAACAACAGGTATCCGTTTGTTGTGTACCGCAGAGAAAGAATTCGCAGACCTATTTACGAAACCCGTGGCATCCCTGAGATTGCTCAGACAGACCAAGAAGAAGTGAAGGCTCAGCGTGACTCCGTGCGTGACCGTACTGCATTTACGACTCTTCCTCCTGTTCTAGTTAAGAAGAGACTCAGCGGTATCAATAAGATTTCCCCCGGAATTCACCTTCCTGTAACATCAGTCGATGACTACAGATTTATGCCTACTCCGACTGGAGAGCCGACTACAGCGTTTGCTCTTATGGACAGAGTTGAACTAGAGCATTGTGCGTATTTCGGATTGTATCATCCGAACATTATGCCTCAGAAGACGCAGACGACACAGCAATACATCGTGAATAACTGGCTGGATGTCTGGAGCGAGGCTTTTGCTATGACATTCTCTATGATGCTCCAGTATATGGATTCTGCTGAGATTGAGCAGATTACTGGTCGCTCTATTCCTCAGAATATGAGTTCCATCAGCAATAATTACGATTTCCAGATTAAGTACGATGTGCGTGAAATGGACACCCAGTTCGTCATTGAGAAACTCAAGGCTATTACTCAGTTCGTTCTTCCGCTCGACTCCGCTGGTGTTATTGACAAGAACAAACTTGTTAAGGCGGCTGTTGAAGCAATTGACCCTGATAAGGCCAAGGAACTTATTATCAACACAGGCTCTGCTTCTCAGTTGCTTTATAAGGATGTCCAAAGCGACATCGGTCTTATGATGCTTGGTAACGAGGCTAACTATGTCGAAAACGACCCGTCTGCCCCGTCTAAACTTCAGTACCTTCAGGATATTATCAGCAAGAATCCCAAGGCTCAACAGATGATGCAAAGCGACCAGCACTTCCGTGCTCTTATGGACAACTTCATCAAGAATCTCCAGATGTCTGTCAGCCAACAGCAAAACAAGCAGATTGGTAGAACAGGCGTTACCCCTATCGCTGAACAGGCTGGAAATCAGATGCAACAGCAGATTCAACAGGCTGATGAGATGCAACAGCAACAACAGCAGGAACAGCCGTCTCCTGAACAGCAAGGGGGTATGATGTGAGCCTCCCGCAAGAAATTATTAGTGGCTTTACCTTTGAAAAGGACAACCCGACTTGGAAAGCCATCCTGATGCTCCTTGATGCAAGCATTGAGGCAGAAGCCGCTGATGCCTTGTCAAAGGACAATAAGGGTGAAGATAGGGCTTGGCACTCAGGCAGAACTGCATCCTTAATCAGTTTTAAGGATATCATTATCAACACACGCAACGAAGTGCTGGCTGACATTGGAAAGCCTCCTGAACAGTATGATTCAGGTGAAATTGGCTGATACAGGCAATCACACTTGCATACAACTCCTTTAGCGTCTTAAACGCTTCTAATGGTTCTGAGACCATCACAAAACTCTGTATATAGGACTTTAGACCTTATCTAATGAATACAAAGAATAATGCCGACCTTGGGACGGCTGAAAATAACCCCACGACAAACACCGAAAGCGATTCCGCAGTTTTCGGCACAAACGAAATCGCTGATATTATCAGCAATAAGTTCCTAGGCGGTGAGGAACTGAACGGGTCGCCTGATGCCCAAGAAGGTCAGGAACGAGCGGAAGGTGAAAGCACCGCTTATGAACAAGATAGTGCTGTTCTTTCACAGGAAAATGAAACAACCGATGACGGTTTTGATTCAGAAGACTCCGAGGAAACCGAAGAAACCAAGTCTGAAGATGATGAAATCGAAAGAGGTCTACCAAAGGGCGTTAAGAAACGCATTGATAAACTCTCTACCAAGCGTAGAGAAGCCGAAGCAGAAGTTGAACGGTTAAAGCAAGAAGTGGAACGATTGGAGCAAGAGGCTAACAAGCCAGCCCAAGTCCCTGATGCAAATAATCCGTTCAGCCACATCCGCAGTATGGACGAAATCAACCGTGAGGCTGACCAAGCCAAACAAATTAGGCGTTGGTGCGAAATGAACCCCGATGGTGCTGTTGTGACAAAGTCAGACGGCGAAGAAGTAGAGTATACGGCTGAAGACATCCGCAAGATTAAAATCAAGTCGATGGATGCACTTGAAGAACACCTCCCCAAAAGAGCACAGTTCCTTCAAGCGTACAACCAGTTTGAAGCCGTTGCCCAAAAGGATTATGTGTGGTGGAAAGACCGTTCCAGCAAGGAACGCCAAATGGCTGAGTCTTTCATTAAAGCATTTCCAGAAATTCTTCGTGCTCCTGACCACAAACTAGTTCTTGGTCACCTCATTACAGGCATTAAAGTCTATGAGAACCAAAAGAGAGGTAACTCTCCGCAAAAAGTACTGGCACAACCAAGGTCGTCTGCAAGCCCTACCTCTCTGAAGAAAAATCAGGTCGATGGTCAGGTTGCCAAGCAACGCTTTGCGGCTTCTAATTCCCGTGACGATTTGAGCACAATCATCGCTAACAAATTCTTGTAACCCCCAACCTATATACACATATGGCAAATCTCACAGAACCCTCCTTCTCGTCTGGTAAGAGAGAAGAACTCGCTGACCTCATCTCTCTCGTTGATGCTAAGGATACTCCTTTCACATCGATGGCAAAGAAGGGTAGCAAACCTGGAAATACGCTTTTCAGATGGCAAGCCGATTCTCTTCCTACACCGAAGATGACTGGCACAGTTGACGGTACGGATGTCTCCTCCTATGACAACTATGTCAAGGATGGTGGTACAACCTATCGCTCTGAACTCAGCAACTACATCCAAATCTTCCGCAGAGCCGTCCGTGTGTCCCCGCTTACGCAGGACATCTCGACAGTCGCTGGCGTTAGAGACGAACTGGCTAACAATGTCGCCAAGGGCATCCAAGCCCTTAAGCGTGATATGGAAGTCACCTTCTGCTCCAACAACGGTGCTCAGGTTGATAACGGCACAAACCCCTACCTCACCCGTGGTCTGCACAAGTGGCTACAGCCGATTGCTACGAAGGACTCCGTTCTTCCTGTCATCGACCAGTTCTGCACACCTACTGCTAACCGCTCGACTGTCGGCACAGCCTCCCTTACGGAAACTGTCGTCCAGAATCTCCTGACAGGCATTTACTCCCAGACTGGTCAATACAAAGACTATGACGCTCTGGTCGGCACAGCCCTGAAGAGAGCCTTCACAAACCTCGTCTTCACGACTGCTTCCTCTGGTAGCACAAACACCCAGACCGCTATTCGTACCCTTAATCGTGATGCAGACGGCTCGTCTTATGTGTCTTCGGTTGATGTTTTCGAGGGCGACTTCGGTAAGTTGAGACTGCACCCGTCCCACTACCTCAATGCCACCTCTGGCGTTGGCTCGACCTTCACGGGTTACATCATTCCCTTCGACCAAGTTGAAGTGCGTTATGGTGGTAATGTCGCTGGTGTTACGGCCCTCACCAACAACGGTGGCGGCGAAGCCCGAATGATTGAAGCGGTTGCAGGTCTCTGTATCTACAACCCGCTGGCCTTCGGTGTCTTTGACTTCACGGCCTAATTAACGGTGTCAGACATAATCCAAAGTCTGGCTGATGCAATCCCCTCCCACCTTAGAAATAGGGTGGAGAGGGAACTCATCAATGGCTGGAGGATGGAGGAAGTCAAAGCCAAAAGCACAGCGAAGCAATCCGCTGTTTTTCGTCACGCTAACGAAGCATCAAACATCGAAGGCGTTGGACGGTTGAAAGCACAAATTCCTATTCAAGCGTGGCACTACTGGGGCCAGCGTCTTGGGTACGAGTGCTGGGAAGACAATTCATTCCTAAACGAATTCCTACGGGACAACCCAGAAACCGCCGTTTCCAATTATGCTAAGCGTACTTGCGTAAACGGTGCAATTTTCACAGCAGACGGATATCTCACCTAATGAGAACACAGAACTACTCTCAAATCCTCTTTGACTCTCTCCAGTACTCTGGAAATGACCGTCATAACATCACAAACGAGACATTTGCTCAGTTCCGTGATTTTGCTAATGCTAGGATTCGTGAGGCTTGGGAGTCTAATCAATGGCCTGATGTTTGTCGTCTTGCTCAGTTTACTACTACTACAGACGCAAATGGCGTAGTCTCGTTTGCTCCAGTTTCTGAGTCAGATGAAATTCTTGGAGTTTTTTCTAAGAACCCTCAAGAAACCACAAAAGCCGTTCAAATTGCTTACCAGATTTACGACAGCGGTACTGCCCGTAAAGTCGTAATTGGAAATGGTATTGTTGATGGCTGGTATCTTTACCGCAAGGACTGCATAGAACTCAACGGAGACCTCTACAGCCCTACTGTTGTCTACTACCAAGGAGTCCAAGTCTACTTTGACTCTGGCTCTGGTACAGGCTCTTATGTTCCAGTTCTTGGCAAGCCCCACGCTGGCAATTTCTATACCTGCACCGTGGCATCCACGACTGCTGGTCAAAACCCTAACACCCATCCTACATATTGGACAAAGGTGGAGATTCCTTATATCTTCTCTTCGTTTATGGCTTGGGGTTCTGCGGCTAACTGGCTTGTCTCTGAACTCCAGACGCAGGATGCGGCTACAATTGAAGCCAAGGCTCAACTTGTGCTTGAACAAGAATACGATAAGTTCTTGAATCAGCAAGGTCAGTACGGCAAAATCAATATGATTAATACTTACTAATACAATGGCTAACATCTCATTTAACTCTCCCTTCCTCCGTGGTTTTACCCACGCTACCGTGACTGTTGGCACATCTGCCAGCACCGCCCTTGTGGTTGCCCCTACTCCCGAAAGGCGTTGTAGCGTCATCATCCAGAACCAACACGCTACGGCTGTTGTGACTGTTATTTTTGCCGCTTCTGGCACAGATGGTCTGAAGGTCAAGGCTGGCGAAAGCATCTCCCTTGACAACTACAACGGCATCGTGCGTTGTGTTTCTGATACCGCCTCTACCCCTGTTCATATCGCCTACGCTACTGCTTAATGGCGGTTGACCTACATCGGATAAGCACAGGCATCTCGTCTGGCTCTAGCCGTAATGGGTTCGGGAACATCGTGTCGTTTCCAAGCGTAGCCCCTGCACCGTTTATTACATATTATGACGATTACACACAGGTAACAACTACTTTTTACACAACAGGCAAGGTGTATGGCGACCTTATTATTGCTAACCGAATTGATGACACAAATAGTGCTAATTATATTAATCCTCCAGAATTAGGAGGACAAACTTTAAAAGTTAAGTTCGATTCATTTGATGTTTTTTACGATGGGGCGGGAGGTTATTACACACAAATTGCCGACTATGGTGTTAGTTGGAGTGCAGATGCCAATTTATTCTCAAATGAGTATGGTAGTTATAGCCCATTTCCAAGATTTGTTTATATTACAGAAGGAGATATATACTTTGAGGATGGTACAACACATTCCTATTTGTCTGATGGACTTGGAGGATTTTATTTAGATGATACGCAAGGTGCATTTTATCCATACGGAACTTTTATTTATAGATTTCCATTGAACGACCCCGACCACCCTAATGAACCAGTTTACTGGGATGGCACAGGAGGTTATTATATAGATACTGACTAAAACTATGAGCGTTTCTTTTTATGGCGGCGGCGGCGGCGGCATCCCTACAACTATGGCTGACTGGGTCAAGATTGCTGATACGCAGATTGAGACAAGTTATATTAGACCTGTTCCATTCAATACATC